TTGGAATTAGATTGCTCTATAACAAATCCATAAGATGAAGCATCAGATAGGGTCATAAAAGCACCAGCACTAGAAGTTGATAAACTACCAGCAGTAAATCCTACTGAAGTTGTCTCAAACTTTTTACTGTTGTTGTGATATAGCTCTACTGCTCCGTCTTGAATAATTTTTATACCTCTTTCACCTGACTTTGCATCTATATAAATATCACCTGTAGTTCCTAAATTTCTTATTGACAAGTTTCCTGTATAACTATCTAACTCTGTATGCGAACCTGTATGTGAAATCTGAAAATCTGAGTTTGCTCCAAAATTTGCTTTATCATTATCAGCAAAGTCAATATCGTTACCATTACTTTGTAAGTCACCGCCTAGCTGTGGTGTTGTGTCATTTACCAGATCAGTAGCTACAAGTCCTCCTGTCTCAGCAGAGTTACCCATATACCCATGAGCAGAGCATTGATAATGCAAGGTTGCTGGTGTTGTATCTGTTATTAATATCTGCGTATAAGCACCGCTACTACCAGCAGTTCCATTTGTCGTGACGTTAGTTGTATAAGCTGTAGTCT